CGGTTCTAATGGAGCAGCAGGTGCTAAAGGAGATACAGGAAACGCAGGAACAAATGGTTCTCAAGGTAGCCAAGGTATTCAAGGAAATACAGGTAGCCAAGGTTCTGCAGGTGCAGCAGGTTCTCAAGGGAAACAAGGTGACCAAGGTATTAAAGGAGATACAGGTACGGCAGGCTCAAATGGTTCAAATGGAACTAATGGTGCTGCAGGTGCTCGTGGAGCAACAGGTTCTACAGGAAGCCAAGGTTCTCAAGGTATTCAAGGTAATACCGGTAGTCAAGGTCCTGCAGGTCCGGACTTCCCTGTTTTAATTAACAATGAAGAAGTCGGAGGAATAGACAGAATGGAAGTTGATGAAAAATCACAAGTCTGTACAGTATTCACAACTAAGGGAGAATCATTTAGACTTCAATTAGCACGATAGAAGAAAAAATAAAATACTATCTTTGTGATTAATAATAATTAAATTAAATAAAATCAATTATGGCAAAAGCTAAAAAATTATCAGAACTAGAATTGACGAAAATTCAATCAATGTTAAATTCATTTAATCAATTGAAAATGCAACTAGGAGATGCTGAACTTCAGAAGGTCTCTATCGTTGCTCAAATTGAAAAACTTAAATCAGATTATTCAGTAGTTGAGAAAGAACTTTCTGATAAATATGGAATCGATAATCAGATTGATGTAAAAACAGGTGAGGTTAAACCGAACGAAAAGACTCTTGAAAAAGTAAAATAATGGCAAAAATAAGTACATATGCAATTGATGATATTCCAACTCTTAATGATAAGGTAATTGGAACCGAAACGGATAACAGTCTTATAACTAAGAACTATAAGTTATCGGATATCATTGCATTAGTTCCGGGAGGAAAACTAAGTGTACAGTCGTTAAATACTTTAACAGGTGAGTTAACTTTAGTGGGTGCAGGTGGAATTAGTATTAGTTCTACAGGCACTACTATTACTTTAACAGGTTCAGGCTCAAGTGGAATTACATCCATCGCAGCAGGAGATGCAGACGGAGCAACCGGACCGGCTATTCAACTTCAAGGAAGACAAGGGATTGTTGTTTCACGAGCAGTAGATAGTAACGTACTTTTAATTAGTGGTACTATACCTGCGATTGCAAGCTTAACTACTAATGGCACAACAGGTGCATCCACATTAATCAACAATGTATTAAATATTCCTAACTATGACACAAGTGGTGGTTCAGGAGGTATTACATCTGTAGACGGAGCAACAGGACCTGCAATAGATTTAGTAGGTAAAGGTGGGATTTCTGTTTCAACAGTAGGTAATATAATTAATATTGATGGTTCAGGTATAAGTGGAAATGCTAAATGGACATTTGGTGCTCAAGTAAACGGCACTCAGTTTCTATCTATACCTAATGATAGATTAATAAGTATTCCACAAACAAAAGCAAGAGTCTTTAATAACGGTGTTGATTTTGTTGGAGGTGCTTCGGCAGAACAAATTAAATTTCAAACAGGTTCGTATTTCGTTAACTTTATGTTTAATGTTATAGATACTAAAGGAAGTGATGTAAAAAGAGGAGTATATGTTGCACCGTATTTAAACGATATTCAGTATAGAGAGACTGAATTTATTACGGTTGATGATAAAGGAACAACTTGGAATATAGGATTTCCAATCATAATTACTTCAGATGACTCTATTTTAATTTTTAAATCAGTTAGTAACGTTGATTCAATAAGAATAGCAGCACCTTTAGCACCACCGATATCAGATATAACAACAGTAGGTTCAACAAGTTGCAGCGTATTTAAACTAGGATAATGGATATAAGGAAAATCTCTGTTGGTCCTGATTATAAATCAGGAGCAATGCACTACTTAGTAGGTCAAGATATATTAAATGGAAATTTTCACATTCATTTAATACGAAGAGAGGGAGATTCTATTTGTATATACATTCAACAAGATGATGAAATATTATTGTGGAAAGAATTCACGGCTACTATACCTGTCTCTATAGAATACAACATTAACTTTTAATTTATGGAAGACCACAATGTAAAATCTAACCTTCAATGGTTAGAAATTACAAAAGCTAAAAAAGAATTAGCTAAAACTTTTGAGGAAGAATTGATGTATGCTGATGAGATACACAGAATTGAAATGAAATTAAATGGAGTCAAGCCAACTGATTCATATATAGATTGTATTGGTTGTGGCTCGTAAATTAAATTATGAAATCACCATTTGCGTTTATCGTTACACCTTTAGAGGGTAAGAGATATAGTAACACAAAAAGTATAGGAGGTATTGATTTGATTATCAGTACTTCCCAAGAAGACCACAAATATTCAAACAGAGAAGCTGAAGTTAAAGAACTCCCCCTAGGATATAATGGTCCAATACAGGAGGGAGATATTTTATTAGTACACCACAATGTTTTTAAGTATTATAATAATATGAAAGGAAAGCAGGTTAGTGGTAGAAGCTTTTTTAAAGACAACTTATTTTTTGTAGAAGACGAACAGTTTTATATGTATAAAAACAAAGACGGTTGGAATGCACACGACAAGAATTGTTTTGTAAAACCTGTTGATGTTGAAGAGTCGTATATTTATAAGCCAATATCCAATGAACCTTTAGTGGGTGAAATGATGTATCCAAATAAATATCTATCTAGTTTTGGAATAAGTAAAGGAGACCGAGTTTCTTTTAAGCCGGAGAGCGAGTACGAATTTAACGTAGATGGTGAAGTTCTATATAGAATTTTTGACCATCAAATTACTTTAGCGTTATGAATCGAGAATGGGATTGGATGGACGAGGAAGACCATAAAGATATTCCATTAAAAAAAGTAAAACGATTTAAAAATGAACTCAAAAGAAATAAAATTAAAAATAATAGAAGCAGGTTACAAGGCAGTAGAACAACTGATAAAGGTAGCGAGGGAGCAGATAATTAAGCACGACCCTGAAGATGATTTAGCAGCAGATAAATTAAAAAATGCAGCAGCAACAAAGAAGCTTTGTATTATGGATGCATTTGAAATTTTAAGTAGAATAGAATCAGAACACGAAGCCATAGAATCCTTAGAGAAAGGACCAAATAGAACTGATACAAAACAAGGATTTGCAGAAAGAAGGTCAAAATAACTTATACACTTTACTTAGTGATGTTGTTCCTAAAAATGTTTTAACATCTAAGAACAAGGCTAAGACTTGGGTATATGGATACGAATCTAAGTATGACTTTATTGTTATAGATAAAGCAGGAACTGTAGGTGATGTAATTTCTATACAAGGACTTAGAATTGCTTTACCATTAAAACCAAAAACAGTATACAGTAGAGACCAAAATAAAAATAAACAGTATTGGGAAAGACAAAACCTACCTAAAGGTTTATCAAAGATTCAATCTATTTTTCAATGGAATGATATGTCTACTGAGTTTAAAAACCAATGGATTGATTATGTTGAAAGTGAGTTTGACAATAGAGAGTATGGAACGTGGTTTAAATCTAACGGTATAGACACATACATTACAGGAGCACATTATATGTACTTACAATGGACTTCTATTGATATAGGATATCCTGATTTTAGAGAAGCAAATAGATTATTGTTTTTATTTTGGGAAGCTTGTAAAGCTGACAAACGTAGTTTTGGTATGGACTACTTAAAAATAAGACGTTCAGGGTTTTCGTTTATGAGTTCTTCTGAATGTGTAAACACAGGAACACTTGCTAAAGATTCGAGGATTGGTATTTTATCTAAGACAGGTTCTGATTCTAAGAAAATGTTTACAGATAAAGTTGTACCAATTGCAAATAGATTACCATTCTTTTTTAAACCTATTCAAGATGGAATGGATAAACCTAAAACAGAATTAGCTTTTAGAATTCCTGCATCTAAAATTACTAAAAAGAATATGTTTGATTCTACAAACGATGAGTTGTACGGATTAGATACTACAATAGATTGGAAAAATACAGATGACAATAGTTATGATGGAGAGAAATTATTATTATTAGTACACGATGAAAGTGGTAAATGGATTAAGCCTAATAATATTTTAAATAATTGGAGAGTAACTAAAACTTGTTTACGATTAGGTAGTAAGATTATAGGAAAATGTATGATGGGTTCTACCTCTAATGCTTTATCAAAAGGTGGAGATAACTTTAAAAAATTATACGAAGATTCTGATGTGTTTAATCGAAATGCAAATGGTCAAACCAAGAGTGGGTTATATAGTTTATTTATTCCAATGGAATGGAATATGGAAGGGTTTATTGATAGATTCGGTATGCCTGTTTTCTATACACCGGGCAAACCTGTATTAGGAATTGATAATGAATACATCCAAAAAGGTGCTATAAATTATTGGGAAGATGAGGTTGATTCTTTAAAGAATGACCCGGATGCATTAAACGAATATTATCGTCAGTTTCCTAGAACAGAATCTCACGCATTTAGAGACGAGAGCAAACAATCAATATTTAATTTAACAAAAATATATCAGCAAATTGATTACAATGATTCTATAATAATAGACCATCATCGTACTCGTGGCAGTTTTAGTTGGAAGAATGGAATAAAGGATACTGAAGTTTTATTTACTCCGGATTTAAGGGGTAGGTTTTATGTGTCTTGGACTCCTGAAAAAGGAATGCAAAATCGAGTTGAAACTAGAAACGGAATTAAAAATCCCGGCAATAAACATCTAGGTGCTTTTGGTTGTGATAGTTATGATATATCAGGAGTAGTTGGTGGTGGTGGTTCAAATGGAGCACTACACGGAAAG